AAGTAATTAACCAACCAGATCCACGTGTTCCCGGTTTTGCTACTTATGCATGGCTTGCAGAGGATTTATTGCTATACGGTTACGGCTACATGCGTATTTTGGAAATTTACGCCGATACGTATCGCATTCGCAGCGCTGAACGCATTGACCCTACACGTGTGACAATCAAAACAAATGCTAACGGCACAGAGATTGAGTATTACTGCGTTGACTCAATTCCAGTGCCTTACGAGGGCGTTGGCGCTTTGGCAGTTTTCTACGGTGTAGACGAGGGCATTTTGAATCGTGCAGGCCGCACAATTAAAGCTGGCGCAGAATTAGAACGCGCTGCAACAATGTACGCGCGCGAGCCTGTGCCTACAATGGTTTTGAAATCAAACGGCGTTGCATTGCCGGCGGATCGTATTGCAAAGTTGCTTGAATCCTGGGGCACTGCTCGTCGCAATCGCTCAACGGCTTTTCTTAATGCAGACGTTGAATTGCAGACACTTGGCTTTGATCCTGAGAAATTACAGCTCAATCAAGCCCGTTCATACGTATCGACGGAACTTGCCAGAGTAACGGGAATCCCGGCGTATTACGTAGACGCTGAATCAGGATCGAGCATGACCTATAGCAACGCCACATTGGCCCGTCAATCTTTGCTGGACTTCTCTTTGCGTCCAATCATGTGTGCCATTGAAGAGCGATTGTCAATGACTGGCATGGCAAATGACTTTGTACCTGCAAGCCAAGAAGTTAAATTTGACCTTGACGATTATTTGCGCGGATCAGCCAAAGAGCGCGCAGACGTGTACAAAATTCTTTACGATATTGGCGCTTTAACCTCAGATGAAATCCGACTAGAAGAAGAGATGATCAGATGACCTACAGCATACAAAAACCAATCAAAATGGACTTTTCAATTAAAGTCGAGGCTGCAGACTTTCCGAAGCGCGAACTATCAGGCCGCATTGTCACGTGGAATGAAGAGGGCGTCACAAGTTCCGGATCAACCATGTTTCAAAAAGGCTCAATCACTTTGGGCGAGAGCACCAAACTTTTACTTGAGCACCGCCGCGAAAGTCCAATTGGATTTTTGAAGAGCTACGAAGAGGACGACGAAGGTATTTACGCTACGTTTTCCATTGGTCAGACAACTGCAGGATCAGACGCATTGGTCGAGGCCAGCACCGGATTGCGTGACGGCTTTAGCGTTGGCGTCATTGCACAAAAATACAAAAACGTTGACGGCGTTTTGGTAGTCAGCGCAAGTGCGCTCAAAGAAGTTTCACTGGTCACAGATCCAGCCATAGCAAGTGCGAAGGTTGCGATTGCAGCTAGTGAGAACAACAATTCTGAATCCGAACCGGAGACAGAGGAACAATCAACCGAAGGAGAAACGAAAGTGGAAACACCTACAGCCGTTCCAGAAGTCGCAGCCGAAACGGTTGAGGCTTCCAAAGTCGAAAAGGTCGAGGCTTCTCGTCCGCTATATTTCACGTCACCACGTTCACCTATTACAACAGGTGGCGCATACCTTGAGCACACAATCAAGGCAGGACTCGGCAACGAGGACTCACGCCAGTACATCAAGGCAGCAGATGACAGCTTTACAACAAATCCAGCGTTCTCACCAGTTTCATACGTGCGCGACGTTGCACAGAACACAAATTCTGATCGTCCAGTCATTGACGCTTGCGGCGGCACACGTCCGCTTAACAGCTATGGCATGACAGTTTCAATCCCTAAAATCACTGCTAATTCAACTGCTGCAACAGTGGCAGAAGGCGGAGATCCAACAGGAACTACAGCGATTACCTCAGCCTATGTAAATGCAACAGTAATTAAAAAAATGGGCTTCCAGCGCTACTCGGTGGAGTTGCTCGACCGGTCTGATCCGAGCTTTTATGAAATTATGCTTGCAAATTTGCGCGACGCGTACGCTCAAGCAACTGATCAGTATGTAATTGCACAAATTACAGCTGGCGGCACACAGGCAACAGCAACTGCAGCTGATTCAGCTGGCTTAATTTCATTCGTATCAACAGAGTCACCAGCTGCATACAACGCGACAAAGCGCACAGCTAAGTCATTTGTATCAGGAACTTCCATTTGGACTACTTTGCTCGGCGCAACAGATACAACAGGCCGACCAATTTACAACGCCGGAAATCCTATGAATAACGCAGGATCTGCAATTCCTACAAGCATTCGTGGCAACGTACTTGGACTTGATTACTATGTAGATCCAAACATGGTCAGCACTTCAATCGACGAGTCAGCGTTCATTATCGAACCACGCTCAATCGAGATTTTTGAATCTCCTGCGCTTACATTGGCCACAAACGTGCCAACTACAGGCGAAATTGAAATCAGCCTCTATGGTTACATTGCAGCACAGGCCGTCTTTGCCGGTGGTCTACGTCGCTTCAACCTAACCTAAAAATAAGCATGGCCTAGGTGCGCTCCCGTATCTAGGCCAGTCGAACACGAAAGGACAGAGATGCCTAGCATTATTACAGCCTCACAGCTGCGCACAGTGTTGGGCGTCTCTGTCGCTTTATATTCTGACGCGTACCTTGACTCAATAATTAACTCAAGTGAGCAAGTCATTTTGCCTTTGCTTACAGCCAACCAAAATGCCGTTGCAGCTGTGTATCTACAAAACAATGTCGCTTACTACATAACTCAAAAGCCAAACACATTTGTGGCTGGTCAAAGTGTTGTGATTACCGGCTGCGTTCCTGCTACTTTTAACGGCACAATGACGGTTACATCAAATTATTATGATCCGTTTCCTTATCTGCCTTTTGCTTATCCAGCGCCTTATTTTTACTTTACTGCAGCCGTTACAAATGCCGATATAACTTTCCGTCCAGTAATACCGGCTGGCGTTGCGTACCTATCCGGGGCAAACGCGGCCACACTCTATGCAACTACTGACGCAGTTGAACAAGCTGTAACCATTGTCAGCGTTGAGATATTTCAGAGTGTGGTTGCGCCCGGTGGTCAGATCGAGGGCGTGGACTTTACGCCGTCGCCTTTCAGAATGGGTCGCAGCTTACAAAACCGAGTCATTGGCCTTTTGGGCAACTACATTGACGTTTCAACAATGGCCATGTAAATGCCTACGCCAACTTCAATCGCAATCAACGTCCGCGGCACACTTGCCACAGCTTTGGCCGGCGTCTCAGCTTCCGTCTACAGCTCACCGCCTGAGGCAGTCATTCCGCCAGCTTGCGTGATAGTGCCGGACGCGCCATACCTTGAAACTACAACAATTGGCAAGAGCCAAATACGCGTCAAAATTAACTTTGTGGTCACTGCCGCCGTTGCCTATAACAACACAGCTGGCGCGCTCGACAACCTTGAGCAACTCATTATTGCGATTATGGGCGCAATGCCTGCAGGTTACACAGTAGGAGACGTACAGCGTCCGACAGTGCAATCCGTAGGAGCTTCAAACCTACTAGTGGCGGATCTCGCGGTCAGCACTTACTACACACAACAGACAATCTAAGGAGAAAACCAAATGCCAACAACAATAGTCACTGGTCGCGACATAACCTTGACACTTGCAACCGTCAACTATGACGCGCAAGCTACGTCAGTCACATTGGTCAACGCGCCCGTAATTACTACATATCAAACACTGGACGGCAAGGCTTACAAGCACATTGACGATCAGTGGACACTTAACCTTGAGCTTCTCTCAGACTGGGGCGTTGCCTCATCACTATTTGAAGCTATGTGGACAGCCTTTACAACTTCGCCAAATACAGCTCTTGCATTCAGCTTGACCACTGCAACCGGCGCAGTCTTTGCAGGCAACGCTTTTCCAGTAGCACCTACAGCTGGCGGCGCAGCACCGGACGCACAAACCGACTCATGGGCAATGCTTTGCTCAACCACACCAGTAGCTACATTCAGCTAAAAGCAATAGAAACGGGAGCACATAATGAAACTGCCAATCACAATCGAGTACGTCTCAGGCGAGTTCGGTACATATACCGCGCAACCGCCAGAGTGGGCAAAGTGGGAGAACAAGACAGGCCAGACGATTTCACAAGCACAAGACAAGATAGGGATTGCGGATCTTCTCTTTCTTGCGTGGAATGCAATGAAGCGCGAAGCTGGTGGCAAGCCAATCAAGGGCTTTGAAATCTGGTGCGAAACAGTCGCTGACGTGACAGTCGGTGAAGTTCTCCCAAAAGCTACGCCGCCGGAAGCGTAAATCGCATACTGGTTGACTTAGCCCTAGCGACTGGGATACCAATGAGCGAGTGGCAGACGGCGGAGCAGATATACACAGCTTTTGAGATATTGAAGGAGCAGCATGAGCGACAGCGTTGAGATTGCCTACGACAAGGCTGATTTACGTCGCGTCTTAGGTGCTTTCAAGGCAATGGACGAAGAAGCCACAGCTCAAGCAAAAATTGCCTCAGGCGCTTTGGCTGAGTTTGCTCAGGACAAAATTATCGGCACAGCAACAGGTCGAGGCCGCGCAGCTGAAAAGATTGCTCGCGGATCAAGAGTCTCAAAGTCCTCAAAAATTGGCGAGTTATCTTTTGGCTTTGCCGGGCAAAAGTTCTCAGGCGGCGGCACAACGCAACAGCTTTGGGGCGGCAATGAGTTTGGATCTAACAAGTACAAGCAATTTCCAATTTGGTCAGGGTCAGGGCCAAAAGGTCGAGGATCTAACGGCTGGTTTATTTATCCGACCTTGCGCGCCATTCAGCCTGAAATCATTGCCAAGTGGGAAAATGCTTTCGACAAGATCCTCAAGGAGTTTTAATGGTCGCGCAAAGTAGAACGCTCAAGCTTTCAATACTTGCCGACGTTGACCAACTCAAAAAATCACTCAATAGCGCAAATGCTGACGTAGAAGGATCAAGCAACAAACTTGGAGACTTTAGCAAGAAGGCTGGACTAGCCTTTGCCGCAGCCGGCGCAGCTGCCGGTGCTTACGCAGTAAAGCTGGCAGTTGACGGCGTCAAAGCTGCAATCGAGGACGAGGCCGCGCAGATACGACTTGCCACATCATTGAAGAATGCAACAGGCGCAACAAATGAAATGATTGCCTCTGTTGAAAAACAGATATTAAAAACATCACTAGCTACTGGCGTCGCAGATGACAAGCTGCGTCCGGCACTATCTCGGTTGGCTCTTTCAACAGGCGACGTCACAAAAGCCCAGGATCTCTTATCTTTGGCTTTGGACATTAGCCAAGCAACAGGCAAAGGGCTTGACTCAGTAGCCAACAGTCTAGGCAAAGCCTACGACGGCAACACAGCCGCGCTTGGCAAATTAGGGATTGGCTTATCAGCTGCAGAGTTAAAGTCAATGTCATTTACAGAGGTACAGACAAAGCTTTCAGATCTCTTTGGCGGCGCTGCCGCTGCTAACTCAGAGACATTTGCCGGCCGAATGCAAATTCTGAAAGTTACATTTGACGAGGCAAAAGAGTCAGTCGGTGCAAAATTGCTACCAATAATTCAACAGCTAGTTGAGTTTGTAGTCAATAAGGTTGTGCCAGCATTAAGCAAATTTGCCGATTTCTTTAAGCCAATCACTGACGCAATAAAAGACAACAAAGAAGAATTTACGTTGTTTATTGACTTTATTCAAAAATACGTCGTGCCTGTATTAGTCACAGTATTAGGCGGTGCGTTCAAAGTAGTGGGCGAAATCGCTGGCGGCGTAATCAACGTCATTGGCGCTGTCATTGGCGGACTAAACAATTTAATCAACGGCGCTGTAAAAGGTATAAATGCCTTGATTGGGCTTTACAACTCAGTGCCATTTTTGCCTAACGTTTCAAAGATTTCAGCACCAACTCTAAGCGTGCCTACGGTTTCAATTCCAAGCATGACCGCAACGTCGCAAGTGCCAGCTATCAGTGTGCCAACGGTCAGCGGAGGCACAGGATCATCAACTAGCGGCGGCGGCCTTGCCTCAGCTATTGCCGGGGCTTCAATGGCAACGCCTGCAGGCGCAGGGCTTACAAACACAGCCGCACAAAGAGCAACAGCTCAAGCGCAGGAAGCAAGAATGTACGGCGGAATCAACGTGACAGTCAACGGCGCAATTGACGCCGAAGGCACAGCGCGCACAATTGTTAACACACTTAATCAGTCATTTTACCGAGGGACAGGCGGCGCAGGTGCACTCGCTGGCCTAAGCGGTTGACACAGTGGGCGCCAGTTTGGCGCGTCAAAATTGCCGGCGTGGACGTTACAGACTCAGTCTTGGCAAGTCTCAACATCACCTCAGGTCGCACAAATATCTATGAGCAGGCTCAGGCAGGCTATTGCTCAATCACGATCATTGTATTCAATCAAGCTGCTATTGACTACGAAATCAACGACACCTTGTCGGTCGAGGTGCAAGACACAGCGGCCGTTTATACACCTATCTTTGGCGGCTCAATTGTAGATATAGCTGTGAGCGTCTCAGAGGTCGGCTCAACGGCGTACACGCAAGAGGTGACAATTACTGCCTTAGGCGCTTTGGCAAGGCTTCAAAAGGCTCTTACAGAGGGCGTCTTGACACAGGATTTTGAAGGCAACCAAATTGAGACAATCTTGCGTCAGGTGCTTTTTGCTCAATGGCAACAAGTACCGGCGGCGCTCACATGGGCAACCTATAATCCGACTGAGACATGGGCAACGGCCGGCAACACAGGCCTAGGCGAAATTGACACGCCGGGCAATTATGAGCTTGCACAGCGCGCTTCATCACAAACCGTTATATATGACCTAGTTGCAGCTTTGGCAACATCTGGCCTTGGATATATCTACGAGGACGCACAAGGCCAAATTGGTTACGCGGACTCAACACACAGGACGACCTATCTTGCGGCCAACGGCTATACGGATCTCACAGCTAATCAGGCGCTAGGCCGAGGCATAACAATTAAAACTAGAGCCGGCGACGTACGCAATGACGTCACAATCAAATATGGGATTGTCAGTGCCAGCCAAGTCAGCGACAGAGACGAAACCTCAATTGGCTTGTATGGCGAATTAGCTCAAATCATCAACACGACAATCAAACATCAAGCTGACGCCGAAAGTCAGGCCGCCTTTTACTTGGCGCTCAGAGCCTATCCTCAGCCTACCTTTGACCAAATTACCTACGCCTTGACCAATCCTGAGCTGGACAATGGTGATCGTGACAGCCTCATCAACGTGTTTATGGGTCAGCCAATTGCCTTAAACAATCTGCCGCTTAATATGTCTGCCGGTACATTCCAAGGCTACGTCGAGGGCTTCACTTTTAGGGCGAGCTACAACGAATTATCAGTCACTTTGCTCATGTCACCTTTGGCCTATTCGTTGCAAGCTATGCGCTGGAATGACGTGCCAATCACCGAGACATGGGCAAGCGTGTCGCCAATTCTTGAATGGCAATATGCGACAATCGTGTCATAACTTGAAGGAGAAATAATGGCTAATCCAACTACTTACTTCGGCTGGGTCATGCCGACTTCGACTGATCTAGTCACTGACCTGCCGGCAGATTTCAACGTCTTTGGTCAAGGCGTTGACACATCATTGCAATACCTACTTGGCGGCACAACTGGACAAGTATTATCAAAGACTTCGGCCACAAATATGGCTTTTACGTGGATCGAGCAAGACGACACAACCTTGTCATTTAACGCACAGACTGGCACAACGTACACACTTGTGGCCTCAGATAGCGCAAAGCTAGTCACAACTTCTAACGCCTCAGCCGTCACCGTAACCATTCCGCCGTCTGTATTCACAGCTGGCAACCAAATAAATCTGCAGTCAATTGGCGTTGGTCTGACTTCATTCGTGGCTGGCGCTGGCGTGACTATTACTTCAACCGGTGCAAGTGCAGCTGCTCCAATCCTTAGAGCGCGCTACTCGGCTTGTACAATTATCTGCACAGCTAGCAACGTCTTTACAGTAATTGGTGACATTTCATAATGCCAATTTTGGGAATTACAGCTTCACAAAATCGTCCGCGTGGATTTTCAGTAGATTACTTGGTGCTCGCTGGCGGTGCTGGTGGTGGAGACGGTAACGCCGGCGGAGGTGGTGCTGGTGGTTTGCGTTGCACAGTCGGAGCAACCGGTGGAGGTGGATCTCTTGAAACTGCACTAACAGTTTTATTAAGTACTAACTACACAGTAACAGTTGGCGGTGGTGGTACAGGTTCGAGCACTGACGGAAATACTGGTGGAAATGGTAACGCTTCCATATTTTCAACAATTACTTCAACAGCAGGCGGTGGAGGTGGAGCTAATAATCAAAATGCTGGCGTAGGAAATACTGGTGGTTCAGGTGGTGGCGGAGGATACCGCAACAATGCTGCTGGCGGCGCTGCGTCTCCTTCAGGTCAAGGTTATGGCGGAGGAAAAGCACTTTCGGATAATCTAACTTATCGTTCAGGCGGCGGTGGTGGCGGTGCTGGCCAAATTGGTGGAGATTCACCAGGAAGTGTTGGTCGCGGTGGTTTGGGAGGCAATGGCGTAACAACGTCAATTTCAGGCACGTCGACAACTTACGGTGGCGGTGGAGGTGGTGGACAGCAATTTGATTCAGCTACAGCGTCAGGTGGCACAGGCGGAGGTGGTGCTGGTGGCAGTTCAAACACCAATCCAACTAGCGGAACTGGTAATCGTGGCGGTGGTGGCGGTGGCGGTGGAGACGGTAATGGTCAAGACGGTGCAAATGGTGGTTCAGGTATTGTGATTCTCAAATATCCAGATACTCGCACAATTACCATTGGTGCCGGATTAACAGGATCAACAGCAGCACCTTCTGGCGGCTTCAAAGTTTCAACAATTACTAGTGGCACAGGAAATGTGAGCTGGGCATAATGGCACATTACGCATTTCTAAATGACTTGAATATTGTCACAGAGGTTATTGTAGGTATTGACGAAACAAAACTTATTCAAAAGAAAACGCCCGAAGATTGGTATGCAGATTTTAGAAAACAAAAGTGCGTCCGTACTTCTTACAACGGCAATATTCGCTATAACTATGCAGGAATTGGTTACACGTACGATCCAATAGATGACGCTTTTATTGCTCCAATGCCGGAATGTGGGCATGATGAGTTATTGCTTAATAATCTCAAGCGCTGGGAATGCTCCAATGCCGAACACGCCATATCCTAAAGGCACAGCCGCAGCCCTAATTGCAGCTGCACTTGCAGAGGTTGGCACAGTCGAGCAAGGCGATAACCTGACAAAGTATGGTGAGTACACAGGTGCAAATGGCCTGCCATGGTGCGGCAGTTTTGTGAATTGGTGCGCTAATGAGGCCGCGGTCAAAATTCCAAGCATGGTGAGCACAGCTGCGGGCGCACAAAAGATGAAAGATCAAGGCCGCTGGAAAGTACTGCCAAAGCTGGGCGACCTTTGCTTTATGGATTTTCCACATGACGGCGTTGATCGCATAAGTCATATCGGCATTGTGGTAGAGGTAGCCTTGAGAAGCGTCTTATGTGTCGAAGGCAATACAGGCAATAAGGATCAACGCAACGGCGGCATGGTCATGGTCAAAGAGCGATTTTTGGGCAAGGAAATAGTTGGTTTTGCTAGGCCAAAATACCTTGAATATGCTGGAGAATTTCCAATAGTGCAGCTGCAGAAAACGGCTGCCAAGGAGAAAAAGAAATGAAAGAATTGAAGCCTATGCTGGCGAGCTATGCTCGGTCATTTATTGCAGCAAGTCTTGCCGTCTACATGGCAGGCGTTACAGATCCCAAGGCAATTGCCTCAGCTGGTATTGCCGCAATCTTGCCAGTGCTTATGCGCTGGTTAAATCCTGCCGATAAGGTTTATGGTCGCAAGTGATCCGAAAACTGCAAGCGGCAGCGCTGGCGGTTGGCCTATCGCTGGCGTTGTCGTCTTGTGGTTATCAGGGCTATACGCGCTATCCATGTCAAGAATTTGAGAATTGGGAAAAAGATGAGTGCCAGCGACCACAGTGCGAAGCGCAAGGTATCTGCACAGAGGACATACTTGGAGACATTATTAAGCCACAGCCAAAACAGGCCTAGCTATCAAAAGCGACTAACACCGGAAGAGATCAAGGCAAGGCTCATTTTGTTTATTGGCATGACTCTTTCAATCGTTTTCTTAATTGTCACTTTAGGCATTACTTACGCCCTGATATTTGTAACGCAGCCTCTATCGGCTCAAGCTCCTAACGACGCAGCTTTTATAGATTTGCTAAAGACGCTGGCCATTTTCTTAACCGGATCACTGGGCGGCGTACTCGCTTCCAACGGCCTCAAGGATAAACCGAGTAGCGACACGCCCAAAATCACGCCTAATCCTTGACCTTGTCAGTTCTTTGCTTCATTCTTTTATCAGGGAGCGAAGCACAGTAGCTCTCTGAACGGGAGCAAAAATGTACACACTCAAGGAAGTAGCTATGTGGCTACTTATAGGCGTTGGAGTAGGCTTTACATTTGGTTACACAATCGGCCTCAAAGAAGGCACACGCGCCGGTTATGTAAGAGGCAAGATTGCCGGACAGAAGTGGGCCAGCCGATCATGAGTTTCCTAGCCAATTACGAGACAGTAAATCAAAAGGTCATACGCCTTCACGCGACTTATCCAACCAACCGGATTGAGACTTCAATCATTGACTGGAATTCTGAGAAGGGATTTATCCTGGTCGAGTGCCGTATCTACAGGCACTATGAGGACGAGAAGCCGGCTGCGATTGACTACGCACACGGCATGGTTGGCGCTTACAACGTCCAAATGAAGCGCTGGTATGTCGAGGACACAGTCAGCTCTGCAATCGGACGCTGTGCAAGCGTAGTTTTAGGTACAGAGACAAAACCTAGCCTTGAGTCAATGGAGCAGGTCGAGCATTTGCCAAAAGCATTTGTAGAGCATGATCCATGGTCAAAGCCAATCTTTGAAGAAGGTTTCACAACGGCAAAAACAGCTGTAGAGGATATAAAAGCCACGCTGGGCGAAGTGCAGGCCTCAGCTGCGCCAATATGCTCACATGGCCACATGATTTGGCGCACTGGCGAAAAGGGCGGCAAGGCGTGGGGCGGCTACATGTGCGTGGAGAAGAATAAAGCCAAGCAATGTCCACCGCGTTGGTTTGTTTTGGCCTCTGACGGCCAGTGGAAGCCACAGGTCTAGCAATGGGCGACTTCGAGATTATTAACACAGCGACAGGTGAGCGCCTGCGCATAGATCAAGACGGCACAGAGCTAAGAGACAGAGTTGACCCACCGGCAATTGAGTGGTGCGATCGAGGCCAGCACTTTGCGCCTAAATATGGTGGTCGTGACGAGTACGACATTTTGTGGATTTGCCTTGAGTGTCAAAAGTGAATATTAAAATGAAGATCACTGCAGCTGACGAATGGGCAATACACAACCGGGCGGCTCAAGTTGTGTTTTCGCTAGATGACCTGAGCACCGTCCAGCGATACAACACAAAGCTAAATAATCATGAACGCGTGACAGAGTACGCAGAGTCTCTAGGCGCTGAAATGGTTGTGGCTAGGTACTTTGGCCTTGACTATGACATAAACGTGTCCAATGGCAAGCGCAACGCAGACGTAGGCAAAGGCCTTGAAATCAAGTGGACAAGCTACATAAACGGATCTCTTATCATTTATCCAAATGACAGAGAAGAT